ATATAGCCTTTATTGCAAGGGATAGAGGCCATGAAAATAACTGGCTGATTCAGTTCAACTAACTGCTCAGCATTTGCCAGATATTCTGCCATAGTACCACCTCCTATCAAAAGTTACCGCAACCACAACCGCAAGAGTTGTTATTGTTGCAAGTAAAGATAGGAGTTCTTCCATACACCGGGGTAGTGGGCACAGGACAAGAGTTCAATCTGTTATAAAGCTGATCCACTTCATTTGCGAAGCCGTTAGCAATAAACGCATTCTGAGCAGTCTGACTTGCCTGCAGATTTGCCATGGTAAGCTGACGCTCCAGATCAGCGATGCGATCATTCTTGCCATCCAGTTCAAGCTGACACAGCTTGTCAAGGATCGCCTGCGTGTTTGCAGTCTGATTAGTAAGCAGATCACGGGTATTATTTGCATCGGCAAATCTGGTCATGTTGCCTTCATTCTGGATGATGTTCTGTGTCTGGCAGTTTGCTAATCTGTTCTCACAGCAACAATCGGCAAACTGAGAAGAAAGTCCGCTAATAGCAGATGTGACCGCTGTCTGTGCGTTAAACGCCTGTTGCATATTTGCGATCTGACGTGCATTTGCAGAAGACTCTGCGTTAGCAAATCCGCTATTAACTGTCGCATTAACACCGGAGAAACCATTGCAAAGCTGTGTCTGAATGTCCCCGAGGTCGCTCTGTACTGCAGTTAACTGATTACCGATCTGAGCATTCTGGAAGCCGTTTGTCGTGATCTCGGCTTGGTTCATCCAAGGATACAGCATAGCACCATCAGCGGCAAAACCTCCCATGCCACCAAATCCACCAAAGCCGTTACCCCATCCACCTCCTGCGATCAGCAGGAGCAGGATGATCCAACCCCAGTCACCACCGAAGTTTCCAAAACCTCCGTTGTTGCCACCACCATACATGGGAGCGACAGGCATAACCATTCCGTTTTCGTTTCCATCTGTTAAAGCCATAATGTTTACCTCCTATAAGTTTTTTAGGTTAGCGGCCACCCTCTATAGCGAATGGTCGGTATATAAAGTGTGCGCACCACTTTATTTCATATTTTGGATGTGCTGTTTTACTTGTGGATTTCGCCACATCTGTTTTGCTTGGTTTACTTGTGCTTGGCTTACTCTACCATTATTAAGCAAATATTGTGCCACTTCATCCGGAGTTTTCATGTTCTGGAACGCGGACACATTGGGGTTTAACCTAGATAATAAATTTAACACGTTATTCGGGATCATCTTTTAATTCCTCCACTTCTTTCTTTTTACCGGAGGTACGCGGTTTAGATTTGAGCGTTTGGATTTCTTCTTTAAGATTGTCTATTTCTTGTCGTACAGAGTTTATCTCGGACCTCCAATCAAGTTCTATTTCTTTTTGGTCTTGAGGAGCGGATTGTTTCTTAACAAGTTCATAAACATCAATATGCGGAGCCTCAAATTGTGAGAACCCCATCGACTTTTCTATTACAGTTGGCTGTCCTTCGATTTTAAACATCATACAACTGCCGGGAGCAACTGGATAATTTCTAGCCTCAAGTTCACTACGAACAGAAATGAATCCCCCAGTCTGTGATTGTGGCTGTTGCTGAGGTTGGACCTGCGGCATCTGCTGATACAAAAATGGGTTCTGGTATTGGTTGTAAAAATTTGGCATGATCAACTCTCCTTTCTATACCATACATATACTGGGATCTCGTTACTACTGTCCCATGAGTCATAAAGATTCCCATCTTTTACAGTAGCAACATGCCCTCCAAATCCGACAACAAAAACACCCTTCGGGTTATCCCTGCAAAAATCTTCTACTGTATAACAATTCGGGCAGTTGTCCGGTATAGACTGTCTGTAAAATCCATTCTGACGAAGAACTGCTCCCCATACGGAATCTGATGATGGCATGTCGCCCATACCAAACCCATTTGCACACACCATGACATAAGCTGTTTCCCAGTCTACATCTAAAGCTTTGGAGACTGCCCTAATAGAACAGTCCCCTACACTTCTGCCAGTTGGGTTTGGGTTATACATGATCCACATTTTTCAATCCACCTTATATAGTTATCTAAATCAAACAGAGACAGATTACCTATCATATCACAGCATATCTGTCGTGCTTCGATTCTGGTGTACCCTTGTTCAATTAGTCTTTCGATGTACTTTTCCATGTTTTTATTTTAACATGGGAAAGCCCTCCGGGGAAATGAAACCGGAGGGCAAATTATGGAGGAGTTTATTTACAGTGTTTGAAAATTCTGATTTGAGATTTGTACACGATATTCTTGACTTGTCTCACTGATAGATCAAATTCTTCTGCCAGTGGTTCGAAGCATATACCATCGAGTAAACGCCTTTTCATTATAGCTCTATCTCGCTCTGAAAAGATCCATTCATCGATTATACGCTCCCACTCACTTCTACTTACGTTTTCGTACTCTTCTGGAACTGACATTATTATTTACCTTCGATCTGGTCCTAGTTTTTACTTTCCTCACCGTTATTCGTGCCATTGTTTATATCTCCATCATTACCAATGTAGTTTGCTACACCATCTTTCCCGTCAACAGTTACAGTCTCGGAACTGGAGTAGTCGTACTGCAACCATGCGTACAACCAAAGAGCGTTACTGGCAAAAATGATTATTATAGAGATCACTAATGCCACTAATATACGTTTCGTTGTCCGCTCCATCCTAGTAATTTCTGCTTCAAATACAACATATGGTATATTGTCCATGGTATCACCTCAGTAAAGCGGATTTTGTATTATCGTCCAGTTTCCCGGTAACAAACTTTTTCGTCTGGTAGGATTTCAAGGCCTTAAGTGTTTTATTACCGAAAATACCATCTTCTACAAGATGAGATCCGTTTTTGTTCAAAGCCCTCTGGAGCCATACAACATCTGATCCCTCGTCACCCAGAGATAATTCTGCTTCCGGGAACACGCATTCTGTTTGCTCCGGAGTGGTATCGAAAAGCTTTTTCTCTGCCTTTCTCCGCCTCTCTAAACCCGCAAGCGTCTTTCCGTTCGCCTTGTTATACAGAAGTATCTTTTCGCTTATTTCCGAGGGGTTCCTTCCTATACACAACTTGTTTAGATTCTGTGGCCCACAGTTATAAGCAAAGGACACCAATGCTGAGAACTGATTTTCATTGAAGCACTGACCCAAATCGTCAACTGCTTTTTCGAATTTGACCAAATCTTTCTTTAAATATTCATCGGCTTGGGCCTGCGTAATTACCTGCCCTTCCTTTACACCTCCAGTATGACCCCACCCAATGGTGAGGACCCCGGCAGGGCATCGATATGCTTTCAGTCTGCACCCCTCAAACGATTTTATTAACTCTAATCCGGCATTGTTAATCTTCATCTGTTTCACCATCCTTGTTATAAAAATGCGTGCTAATCCCTAAAATTGCGCCAAGAAAGGCATCTATCGCTGTGATGGTACCAACCACTTGCTCTGCATAGGGCAATCCCCAAATCTGAGCAAGGGCAAAGTACAGTGTTCCAACAGCGGGCAAAAGGATCTGAGCGATCCATTTCAATACATCATACAAATTGTTCTGGATTTTCATTTTGCTACCTCCTTTTGCAAAAGTTCAACTGTGGTTTCAAGACGTGTGATTCTATCACCAAAAAGAGCTGTTTTCTTTAGCTCTTCTGTAAGATTTTCAATCTTTGCATTTGTGACAGCTTGATTCGTCATAAGTTGTGCTTCTATCTTTTTGTTGTTTGACAGATTTGAGATGACGACTCCGCACAAGGCAAGGCCTCCTGTAATTATTGCAGTAATTATAGATTCCATCATTCATACCACTCCTTATAACTCAATTTGCACTTGCATTTTCGCTAAAGTCCAACTCTACCGAATAAGTGAATGCCATAGTTGCTCCCGCAGGAACAGTAATTGGGGTATCAAGTACCTTTCTTGCTAACAAAAAATTGTTATTTGGTCTTGTTGCCCCGTTTATATTCTTAATCACAAGACCTAATTCAGTCACCACAACATCTGTGGATGTATCATTCCTATAAGTGGTGATTGCTGTCGTAATTGACGGAGTAACGTTTGTTAGTTGTGATGCTATCCATGTCAAAGTGCGATTATCTATTGTATTGCTATCATCAAGTTTATGATCATCTTTTGTCACAGGGGTATTCCCAAACCCCACATCTACATATCTCCCATAAGACGTGTTATCATACCAACCACCTGTCGTTGGATACGAAACTATTGATATATTTCCACCATTTGTAAGCCCGCTAAAATTTACTCCGGCTATGTTGCCTTGGCAAGCCTTGTGAAAATTCTCTAATAACATTTTATACCACCTCCGCGCTCACTGTTTCTTTGAAATTCTTTTCTGTTTGTCCTTGCACGTTATAAAGCCTTTCTACGATTCCACTTCCGCCGCCTTGTGGCGCATATAAAGTTGTATCTGCTCCATCAACTGATATTGTGGCAATAGGAACACCGGACTCCAATATTGGAGTGACTACCACCGAAGATCCTCCACCACCACCGCTACCGCCTCCATACATTACGTTTTTATGATAAATTACTGGCATAATGCTTCTCCTTTTTATTAAAGCTGAATATAGGCTATTTTTGTGCCGATATCAGTACCTTCCGCAGCATTCGTAAACGCTTTACAGCTAACAACTAATTCATCATTCAATGTTTCTATGATTATTGCCATTTGTGTTAACGTGAACTTATCTCCTAATTGAACGCTATACATAGGCGAATAACTCTCAAATACTTCTGTCTGTCCGCTCATTCCTATTATAGCAATTCCCCTCTGCCCACTTATCTGAGCTGCTTGAAAATGCGCCTCTGCAAAAACTATATATGAGCTTCCTTGTGGCAATGTTACACTAGCGCCCGTTACCCAACCGGTTGATGGAGAAACATTTGATATACTTCTCCCTCTAGGAACTGATATATCTTCACCCGTCCACACAACACCATTATAAACCAGTGCTTGACCAACAGAAGCACGTGATACATTAACATCATCTAAATCATTAAGTTCGCTAACTGAACCTCCTCCGCCGCTTTCATCTGCGTTTATCCACATTTGATTTGTGCTATCATATTTCAAGACTTGACCATCTTCAAGACTTGCTATACTTACATTCTCTAAATCTTCAAGATTTGAGCCTTGAGGAACAGGTTGATAATTCTTGACATAATAA